CTGGATCAGCTTATAGTGTCCACCAAAGACCTTGCAACGGCCCTTGCGGCCTGGAGATAAAGATGCCCAGACCCAAGAGTGAGATGACCAGCGTGGCCGTCACGGTCAGCGCCAGGCTGATCCCGGCGCACTTTGCTGAGTGGAAGCGCCTGGGCGGTGTCAACTGGCTGCGCCAGCATTTGCGCGAGTCAATTCAAAAACGTAAGGAGCAAGAAAATGAGCGCGTTTAGATTCGGTTTTTTCCTCGTCTGTTTCCTGCCCTTCATTGGGTTCCTGTGCCGGGTGGCCGTGGAGCTTTTCCTTTATGGGTATCACGCGCTATGACCGGCTGGCGCAAACGACAAATCAAGGAGCAAGAATCAATGAAAGCACAGAAAGTCTTCATGGCCCTGATGATCTCAAAGGGCTACACCCCAGCAGATCTGGCCTGGGACGGGACCAAGTTCACCAACCCCAACATCACCACCCGCTGGAATTACTTTTTGCTGGGCTGGGAGATGAGAGGTGTAATGTGATCAATATGCAAACAAGGAGTGAAATCATGGCAATTGACAACAGTACGGGCAAAGACAAAGAATTTTATGATCTTGGAAAAAAGATGTTTGATCGAATACAGCCGATTACTCGGGGCGTTCCTCAGACTCCTCAAGAGCGTTACTCAAAGCGTCCCTGGGTTGGGTTGACCGATAGGGAAATACTGGCAGACGATGTATTGCGGTATCACTTTGGATTAAATGGCGGTGGTGGGCCAGTGTCAAAAAGCGGCAGAAAAATAGTTGATGCAATCGAAACCAAATTAAAGGAATTGAACCATGGCAAATGAAACAACCCGCAAGTTCCCCAGGACATTTACTGAGGCATTCCCCAACTCGCTCGAGAATGGCGCCGCCATTGAGATCCACGTCCATGAGTGCAGCACCGCTGAGAAGATCATCCGCGTGATCAGCCTCATTGGCCTGATCGTAGTGGCGATGGACTGCTTGGTCTGGAGGGCATAACCATGAACAACAAAGAAACAGGTGGGCCAGCGTTTCCCGTACACCCAGATATGGCAGGCCAGTTGGGTTGCGTCCCCAGTCAATCAGACGCAGGCATGAGCCTGCGCGATTACTTTGCGGCAAAGGCGATGCAATCACTTATAACGGCCCCTAATGTTCGACCAATGATTGAAGATGGTGAAGTTTCATGGTGGGCATACAAGATGGCAGACGCAATGCTGAAGGCGAGGGAAAAATGAGCGAAACAATGCAACAACAGATCGACCTTGAGGTCAACAAGATGCGTGCCCCTGGCGGCATGGCCGCGGTCATGCTCAACCGCCATGAGTATGAGCAGCTCATCCGCAAGGCCATCACAAATGGCACGCTGATCGGGTACGTTCATGGAGAGACATTCACCCGCGAGCGCCTGGAGCGCAAGTACCGGGACATGGACCAGGAGATGCAGCTCTTGCGCGAGAGGGTCAAAGACCTTGAGCTTGAAGTCATTGCCTCGGTCAAATGAAGTCTGCCCAGCTCCCCCGCTTGATCAAGGCCATCACTGACATTGGCCTGACCTCAGCGGAGGTGGCTGAGACGATCCATTGCACCGACAGGTCTGCCAGGCTGCTGATCAACAGGCTGCGCCGTCAGCACCTGGTCCACATCCAAGAGTGGACCCGGTCAGAGGTCAGGGGTATCCCGGTGGCGGTTTACAGGTACGGGATCGGCATTGATGCCATCAAGCCTTTGCCCAGTAGCGTCAGCGACAGAGTGCGCAAGTGGCGCCGCAAAGAGTCCCTCGATGACAAAGCCTTTCGTCAGGCGCGTGATCGGGGCCGTAAAGTGAAGATCAGACGCGACCCGCTTGTGGCGGCGTTTTTTGGAGAAGTGAAGTGAAATTATCCCCGTATGTCAATGTGGACGTGAAGATGCCCAAGGATATTCTTGAGGCGCTCACCCTGCATGAGTTCTATTGCATTGGGTCAAAGATCAAAGAGGTCACGCCAGAATCAGTGCGCGAGTTTTTGACCTTGCGATACAGCGAAAAGATGGCAAATAAATTCAAGCCAGAATATCTTTTCAATTGCCCAAAGACTTGAGCAAATCGGCATCAAGCAAACCAGCGTAGGGTTTCATCTCGAGCGTGCGAATATCTTTTCTGCTTGGGTTGGATGGGTCAATGATGCCTCGATTGAGCCGGTGCATCAGCAGCAGATCAAATATGTTTTGGCCGCCTTCCACTGCTCCAAGACCTTGCCCAGGCACGCCCAATGGGTATGCAGCATGGCCTGATTGCATGATCAATGGTTGATCTGGAAAGATCTGGCCGACATTCAAAATGCTTGCATCAGGCAAATTCAATTGGTTTGGATCTGCAATCGCTAGTCTGGCCTCGCCAATGCTCAAGCCGCCTTCATTCCTGAATTCCTTATCAAGCAATGTCTTCTTCATTGACTTGCGTTTACGGTCAGACAGATTTCTGAATTGCTCAATGCTTGCCGGGTCATCAATGCCAAGCCAATCTGGAATAAATCTGTTTTTGATTTGCCGATCAAGACCCTTTTTCGTGTCTTTGCCCATGACGGTCTGTGCATAAGAGAGCATGGTTTCGCCCGTCATGTTGGCAAAGTCACTGCCTGATGGGGACATAACCCAAGGGATATACAACGGGTCTTTGCCTGTTGTTTCTTTGAGCATGTTCGCCATCTTGTAAATGTCACTGGCTGGCTTTGTGCCTGATGCCCAAACCTGTCCAGGGTTTTCATACATATAAGGTTGCCCACCTTGCAAGTAAACAGGTCGATTCAATGAGACGCCATCAATGTCAGTCAACAAACCAGTCCTGGTCCGATCTGACATGCTGGTGATGAATGGATAGTCTTGATAATCTGCAAGGTTGATTTTTGGTACGGTGTAGTCGTAAATCGGAACAACGTTTGTCTTTAGATTCCTGAGTCGATCTTGCTCCAATTTCCTGGCGTCAAACCTTGGATCAAATACATTGTTTCCAGGCAGCATTTGGCTGCGCGTGCCTTGAGTCAAATCAGTCAACAACTGAGCAGGTAGACCGCCCCGCGCCATCACGTTGGCCGCGACTGGTTCCATGGCACGCTCTGCCGCCATACCGGCACGCTCAAACTGTGAGGCATACGCTGCCTTGGGGATCGAGGCCAGCAACCCGGCCTCTGGCAATACTGGTGGCAGCTTGGTGGATTCAAGCAGGCCAGCAACGCTTTGCAGCGCGTTCTGGGCCATCTGGCCTCGGGGTGCGTAGGTGTACTGCTTGATAAAGTCTTGAGTGGCCTTGTCGGCCAGCTTGACGCCTTCCTTTGTGCCGTACTTACCTGACCTGATGTTTTGCATGATGCCGTAAGGGATGCCAGCCATGGTGGCAGCGGCACCGCTACCCAGGGTTGCACCTGTCTCACCAATTGCCTCGAGGTAATCTAGTAGACCTGTTGCCATCATTTCACCTCAATCTGTAAAAATATAAATATTGGTGGAATTTAATCGGCGCCTGATGCTGCGCCAATGGTAGATCCATACCCAAGTTTTTCGGCCTTCTGGCGTAATGATTTAGCCAGCGGCTCAACTTTCATAATGTTGGCTTTGCTCATCATCACAGAGGCCAGATTGGGATCAAGCATAGCTTGAACCAATAGCTGCTGAATTTGATCATCGGGCAACTTGTACAAGAAATCCAAAGGTCTTGTCATGGTGCGCAACGTAGTGTTGGTTGCCATAGATTCAGAGAAGACGCGACCAATTAGGTTGCCCATGCTCATATTCTTGAATGTGTCAGACCCTGGCGCTCTCACGCCTGGGGCGGTGGCTGCCATGCCTCGGTTGATCTCGTCAATGATGTTATCCAAGCGCTTCTGCGCAGGAATAGACAGTTTTAAATCAAGCTCTTCTGCCTTACTCGCCAACTGACGGCGCAAGCTGCCAGCGGCCAGCACAGGCTCCCCGGTCATAAGGTTTGGTTGACCAGTTGTGACTCTGCGCTCAATGTCTTGCAGCATCTTCATCTGATCAATGGGACCAGACATCTTGGAGTATTTATTTATGTAGGACTTAAAGCCTGGTGCTGATGCGTCAATGACATCATCAACGGCCTTGATCACATCCTTCAACTGGCCGCCAGCAAGGCGCAGGCTTGGATTCTCTTGGTTGTATTTACCCCCGGCAGCACTAGCCAAGTCCTTGCGAACCTCATACAACTGCATTGGCGTTTTTGCTTTTGCGATTCGATCAGTCGCCCACTTCATGGCGTTCTCAACGTCCATGCGCACGCCGACAGGGCTTGCCATGACATTGTCAATAGCCTTATTCACCACCAAGTTAATCCCGGTTTGGAATGTTGCGGGGTCAACCGTCACGCCAGCAAATGCCTGTTCACGCATTGGTCTTGTCACCTCAGTGCGCTTGGTTTCAGCCGCAGCAACAGATCCAGGCTTGCCAGAAATCCTGCGATAAGCGTCCAGCAATGCCTGCTGATTTGCAGACAGTCGCGTAGCAAAAGACCCAGACTGATCCAAAGCCCTGATGGCAGTCTCGGCTGACGCCAACCCAGGATCAAAGGCAGTTGCCGCAGTAGTGGGGAATACGCCTGGGACAAGTGGCTGCGCCTGTGCCAAGCGCGAGGCGGCCAGATCAGGATCTGTCGATAGCTTGCGGAGCACATTACCAACGATCACTTCGCGGCCAGCCTGAGTAAAAGGCTGAACAACTGAACCTGCACCGGCCAAGGCGCGTTGTGTTAATGGCAGGCTTGGTCCGCCAGGCGCAACCATACCTGCCAGCATTGCGCCACCCAACTGCATAGATGGTGGCGCACCACCCTCACGCAGTGAGCCAGCAGCGGCTGACGATGCGGTGGCTGCCCCCGCCTGTGCGCGGGGGTTTGTAGCCAGCATTTTTAGGAATTCTTGCGCCGATAAAGATGTGGCGGTAGGCAGCGCTTGCCTTGCAAGATTAGCTGCACCGCCAACGCCATATCCAGCGGTTGCAATATCTTGCACAACTCGCTCAGTTGGTGTTGCAGGCTCGGGGAACCCCATGGCCGTAAGCGTTTTGGGAACCGCTTGAGTCATGGTTGGTAGATTTGTGCCTGCGGCCAAATTGAAAAAGTTAACAGCAGGATCAACCACCAAAGGCAGCATACCGCCAGCAGACATGACGGCCTGCGCCATTGGGCGTGTTGATAAACCGATTTGGCGCCCAAACTGCCCCATCGCGCTTTGCGTTTGCGGCTCGGACTTCACACTGCCCAATGTCCTGATGTAGTCAGCCAAAGCCTGCGCGGACTGAGTGTCACCGGCAGCATCAGCAGCCGCTAGTGACTTGTACAGATCATCAATTGTTGGGTCGGCCATCATTGCTTCCTTGGTGGATATTTATTTAATATATCTTGAATGGCTGGCGGCCTTCCCACTGATGGCAACGGCATCTCAGGCAATTCCTGATAAGACCTGCCAGCAGATCTCTTCATTGCATCGGTGGCAATTTGACGCGCCCTTGCTTTTTGCGAAATCACAGTATTACTGTCGCCAACCTGGGGAAAGTAGGTTTGGAATTCTTTTTCCATTTCATCCTTGCCAATGGCTGCGCCAGATTCTTTGCGCAGCTTGGCGCGAATCCATGCATCAGCCGCCTGCTTGTATTGCTGTGTTTGAAATGGCTGTATGACTCTTTGAGTCACGTCCCCAATAAATGGAATTGATCCTGCCATGCCACTAAAGACACCAGGCTGTGAGCCAGTAGGCAACCCACTGATAACGGCCTCTGAGTTCTCCATCTGATTGGCAAAGCCTGCGGCATTTGCCTCGCCCTCTGTCGGCTTTGGCGCAGCCTTACCTTTAAGGGGTGTGCCGCCGGGGCCAGACACTGGAATTGCAGGTAGACCAGGAACCTTGGGCACATAGAACACGCCGTCTTCATTCTCCATGCGCTCATACTGGCCGCGCACGAATTCGCCCTCAGAAATGTTTAATCTGCGAGTCTCCATGCCAAGGCGCTGGCGTTCCATTTTGAGTCGCTCAACATCCATTCCAAGGCGCTGGGCCTCCATATTTAGACGCTCTTGCTCTACTGGCGTGATGCCTGTTCCAAATACTTCGCCGCCCTTCAATGCGCCTTTGTCAAACGCCGTCAGCTTGCCATCAACGTTTTGCAATACCACCTCGCGCTTGGGTCCAAATCCTTCCAGCGTCCTAATATTGCCGCCTTTAAACTGCTGAACCATCACAGGATTACCGCTTGCATCAGCCACCTCAAATGGTTGTCCCGTCACCTCTTCGCGTGGCTTGATTGCCATTGCCATCTTTTGATATGCCTCGGCTTTTCCAGGATCTGAGGAGGCAAACATATCAGCCGCCCTCATAAACTGCTCATAGCGAATATCCTGTTGGGACATAGCTTGTCCCTCTGGGATTTGTCCAATCATGGCCGCACGCTCAACTGTCGGGCCGACAGGCATCA